CTTAATCGACCAATGGGCGCATGAAACAGGGCGCAAGGTGGGCAAGGTCGCACCAAGCCTAGATGGGGAACGAGTTGTTCAATTGGGGCTACAAAGCCACAAATTCACAAAAGAAGAAGGCTCAGAGTTCATTGAATGGCTCTTGGCTTGGATGGCAGACAAGGGGATTGAGATATGATGTGTCCCCGTTGTGGCTCTGAAACCCTCAAAGTCTTAGACACTCGATCAAACCCCGAATTCGTCAGCCGAAAGCGCCAATGCGAGAACAACCATAAGTTTTACACCAAAGAATATGCAATATCCGAAACACCAATATGTGAGAAGCCAGAAACTCCTAAAACTAGTGGCGGGTCTCTCTTGTCAAAGCTGTGGCATGGACAATGGCGTTCAAGCGGCTCACAGTAATTGGGGCGGGGGTAAGGGCAGGGGCATCAAGGCAGATGACAATCTGGTCGCTGCTTTGTGCTTGGCTTGCCACTACGAAATCGATCAGGGCAAAGACTTGACCAAGGAAGAACGCCAAAGAAAGTGGGCAGAGGCTCACATTGGGACAGTTTTATTGCTTTGTAAGCAAGGAAGATGGCCTGTAGAAGTTCCATTGCCTTTTGTGGCAGAATTTGAATAGGCATTGCAGTTGCCTTTTTGGGGGTTGATTCCCCCGCTTTTTTTGGTATAGTGCAAATATGGAAAAAAATGCCGAAGTTGCTGAGTTCGTGGCTACTCTGTTTCACAGTGGCACGATTACCCATTTTCAGCATTTGCAGACACGGGAATATGCTATTCACAAGGCTTTGGGCAAGTTCTATCCCAAAATTGTTGACTTAGCCGACCAGTTAGCTGAGAGTTATCAAGGTCGCTACAACACCCGAATGACAAAGTTTCCTGACGAGTTGCATCAGCCACAGGAAACACCTGAAGCCTACTTGACACAACTGAAACAGTTTGTTGAGGAAGCCCGTGAAGAAATCCCGCAAGATTCAGAACTGCAAAACATCGTTGATGAAATTGCCGATCTGATCAATTCCACTCTGTACTTACTTACCCTTAAATAAGGAATCATCATGATGAACAAGAACGAACCTAAAGGCTACGGCTACGGCAACAGCGCAAAGATGGCTGGCAACCCCGCCCCCGAAATGAAGCCTAATGGCAGCGTAAAGAACCGCATCCCCGATGCTATGACCAACAAGGTCGGCAAAGATTCTAAGTTTGAAGGTGGCAAGTCCTCTGGCGTTTGCTACACTCACGACCGCAAGTCTTGCCAATAAAGCGAAACGCCCCACAGAAGGAGAATCTGGGGGCGCTTCTAACCAAGCAATAAAAGAGGTATTGAATGGCTGAACAACATTCTAATTGTGGAAACTGCCGATTCTTCAAGAATCAGCAAATCATGGGCATCTGTCGCCAAAGCCCCCAGCAACAGAACAAGCACCAAACTGATTGGTGTGGGCAACACGAGCCACAAGAGGTGGAGATCGTGAAATTGCCCGTTTACGACATCATGACTGACGAGATGAAAGAGGTCTCTGTTCCTGTGAAGAAGAAGCCAGGGAGACCCAAGAAATGCTAAGTCCATTGCGTGATCGTGTTGTGGTTAAACCACAAGTGCGAAATTTATCCGACATCATCTATGTGAAGAACAAAGAACCCTTTAACGAGGGAACTATTGTCGCCATCGGCCCAAAGGTTTACGATGTCAAGGTGGGAGACTTCATCAAGTATGGAAATGGGGATTACCTTAATTGGCCCACCCAAAAGATTGATGGTCAGGACTACCAAATCATTCAAGAAGCCGACATTTGTGCGGTTGTGGAGGAATAAACATGGCGACCAAACAAGGGCTATATGCCAACATCCATGCCAAGCAAGAGCGCATTGAGCGCCAAAAGGCTGCGGGTAAGACTCCAGAGCGCATGAGATCGCCTGGCGCAAAGGGCGCACCTACTGCCGAGGCTTTTAAACAATCTGCAAAGACTGCAAAAAAGAAATGACCGAAAGTCAAGAAATAGAACGATTGAACGAGAAAATTGAGTTTCTTGCTAGAGGCTATATGCTTATGACAGAATTTCAACATCGTGATGCCAAAGTTACTAAAGAATTGATTAAAAAAGGCATAGAAGAAGCCAAAATCAATGCTGAATTGCGTGCTGAAATTAAAATTTTGAAAGAAAAAAATGGGTAATACTAAAGCAATTGGCGTTGCGTACAGCGATCAAGATTTAGATGGCTCTACGATAACTAACCCAAATTTTGTTTTGTCGGGTCTTGCGACAGCGTCAACTCCTTTGGCTGGTAGCGACACATTGTCAGTTATTCAGGGCAACACAACCAAACGTGCAACTGTTGAAAGTTTGTTTACAGCGTTGAACTATGGGATGTTCCAAGACAACACTACGCAAACAAATGGTGGAGCAACGACTGCAAATGTGATGACTTACAACACAACAGACTTTGCCAACGGCATTTCAGTTGTCAGTAACTCAAGGTTGACTGTCTCACGCAGTGGTGTGTACAACATTCAGTTTTCTTCCCAATTTTCCCGTGCTGGTGGCGCAGGATTTTCAACAATTGATGTGTGGCTGTCAAAAAACGGCTCAAATGTTGCTGAAACCAACACGCAATTGAATGTGCCGCAAAGTGGCGGTAAAGCTGTGGCAGCGTGGAACTATTTGGTTCAAGCCACTGCTGGTGATTATTTTGAGTTGTATTGGGCTAGTTCAGACACAGCGGTTGAGATGTGGTTCAGCGCTGCTGGCACTAACCCAACAAGACCCGTCACACCCTCAGTAATTGTGACCATTACTCAAGTAGGATAATCATGGCAAAGCACGACAAGCCGATTCCCCACAAGACCACAGGCAAGGGGAAAACCTATAACCCGACTGAAAAAGGTGCGGGGATGACAGCCAAGGGTCGTGCTGAATACAATGCCAAGAACAACGCAAATTTGAAACCACCCGCCCCAAATCCTAAGACAAAAGCCGATGCTGGTCGCAAAGCATCATTTTGCGCTAGGATGGAGGGGGTGGTAAAACACTCGAAAGGCCCAGCGGAACGGGCAAAGGCCAGTCTAAAAAACTGGAATTGTTAACCCTTTTGGAAGAAATAAAGGAAATATCATGGCAAATTCAATTGCAACAGGCGTTGCTTACGCAGACCCAGAGTTCGTATCAGTTCAAGTTGGTAATTCAACTGTCCCTGTAGCTGTAACATCTAGCGGCATCATCAACGGGGCTTATGCCACAACTAGCGCCACAAGTGGCGACACCCGTTTAACTTACCAAAAGCTGACATTTAGTAGCACTGGTAGCGGTGAAACCATGCGAGCATTTAGCGTTGTGACGGGCACAGGCGCTGCCACTGGTGGAACAATCAATGGCGCACACGTTAGTTTAAGCGTTGATGGCGCTGGCACTATTTCTGGTGCTGGTAATGCTTTACGGGCTACATTGGGCGGCACATCAACAAATCCAGGCGGCACATTGGCGGCAATTCAAGCTGATTCAAACTTTGCTAGTGGCGGTACTTGGACAAACGCATCGTTTATCCGATTCACCAACAGCGGCACAGGCACAGTTGCCAATCTGTTCAACATTCCCGCAGCTTTGTTTGTAACAAGCACTGCCACCATTGCTAAGACTTTAAGAGTTGTAGCTTCAGATGGCACACCTTATTACATCATGTGTTCGAGCGCAGCCTAAGATGTTGAAGCATCCCAACCCTGAGATACAGCTTTTGGTTGAAATGCTAGAGGGGCAGCGGGATTCCGCTATGGCGCAAGCCGCTGCCCTTTTTAGAGAAAACACCGAATTAAAGCAATCCTTGCAAGAAAAGCTGGCCCAAGAATCCAAGGAGAAGGCAAATGCCGTTAATAGCATCGATGACCCCCAAGGCACTTAGAGCCAATATCAAGGAAGAAATCAAATCAGGCAAGCCACCCAAGCAAGCGGTGGCAATTGCCTATTCGGTTCAGCGTGAAGCGCAAAAGGATGCGGGTAAAAAGCCCAAGAAGCCTAAGAAGTAATGCCAACCCTTGCAGACATTTACAGTGCCATTGACTCCGCAAAGCGGAAAGGGGCTGATATTGTCCGCAACCCAGGCGCAAGTCTGCAACAGATGATTGGCTATGGCGTAGATCGGGCAAATGCCGCAAGAGATCAGCTTTACCAAGCCACTGAGGAAGAAGGCATTGGGTACGGGCCAAAGACTCAGGCACTAGCCAAACAGATGGCTGCAACATACAACCCAATCGGGATGACCACATGGCATGGATCGCCCCACATTTTCCAAAAGTTTGATTTAAGCAAGTTGGGAACTGGTGAAGGCGCACAGGCTTACGGGTCTGGAATGTATGTGGCTCAAAACCCATCAGTTGCCAAAGGCTATCAAGATACATTGGCATATAAAGCATTTGATTTACAGCCAGAAGCACAAAAACTAGGCTTGGATTTACCCGCTGGCACAAGGGGTGAGTTTATGCGCCAAGTACAAGCAAACAAACCACCAGAGGTTTTGGCTAGACAATTACAAAATGCAAACATTGCAGCTAGAGACTTGCCACAAGAAAAGCTAACTGAATTGTTTAAGGCTTACCAAGAAAAAGGTGGTGGAAATTTATACAAGGTTGATGTTCCTGACACCCACATCCGCAGAATGTTGGATTGGGATGCCCCAATTAAAGAGCAGCCAATCGTTGTGCGTAAACTAGCCAAATCATTGGGTTTAGACATGAACGACCTTGGTGGCGACTTATTGGCTAAAGTAGGAAAAGACGAATCTGGTCGTAAAATTATGCAAGACGCAGGGATTCGTGGCGTTAAGTACTTGGATGAGAAAAGCCGCTTTTCACCCCATGAGGTCTCTTTGACTGTAAGGGGTAAACCCTATGCTTCAAATCAGTTTGCTACAAAAGAGCAAGCCCAACGCTATGCTGATGAGAAAAAGGCAGAAGGTTTTGACGCTACTTACAAAAATGTAGGTACTAAGAATTTTGTAGTGTTTGACCCAAGTCACATGAAGATTATTGAGCGCAATAGTCAACCAATTAACTAAATAACGACAATTACTTAGGAATCGAATCAAATGGCTGAAAGAGGTGGACAAGTTGGCAACCAGAACGCTGCAAAGAGCAGACTGTTCTATGACAAACTGCGCCTTGTTTTAGTGCAAGAGCCTCACCGCCTCAGAAGCATTGCCGAGCAACTGGTGAGCCAAGCCGAAGCGGGTGAGCCTTGGGCAATTAAAGAGATCATCGACCGAGTGGATGGCAAAGCGGTTCAGGCGACAACGATTGAGAACGCAGATGGAACACCCCTTTTGGGTGGGATTCAAGTCACATTCATTAAGCCCGAATGAGCGATGTAACCGATGCCATAGCCAAGGCAGAGTTTCCCGTTAAGTTGGAAGGTCTGTTTCAAAAGAGCCGTTACAAGGTTCTTTATGGTGGAAGGGGCGGGGCTAAGAGTTGGGGAATTGCCAGAGCCTTACTGATCAAAGGCGCAAAAGACCCAATCCGCATACTGTGCGCCCGTGAGTTTCAAACATCCATCAAAGATTCGGTTCACAAGTTACTGTGCGACCAGATCGAAAGTCTTGGGCTTCTCAGCTTCTACGAGATCACCCAAACAAGCATCAGAGGCAGAAACGGCACAGAGTTCAGTTTTGTTGGCTTAAAGAACAATGTCTCAAACATCAAGTCCTATGAGGGCGTTGATATTTGTTGGGTTGAGGAAGCGCAGACCACCAGCCGCTTATCGTGGAACATCCTGATCCCAACCATCCGAAAGGAAGGCTCTGAGATATGGATCAGCTTTAACCCTGAGTTGGAGACAGACGAGACCTATCAAAGGTTTGTGGCAAACCCACCCGCAGATTGCATCACCATGAAGGTGAATTGGTCAGATAACCCTTGGTTTCCCGACCCCCTCAGACTTGAGAAAGATGCCCTCAAAGCAAGGGATGAGGAAGCCTATAACCAAGTGTGGGAAGGCTTATGCCGACAAACTGTGGATGGGGCGATCTTTGCCAAAGAGATGCAACAAGCGGAGAAGGAAGGGCGCATTTGCCGTGTGCCTTATGACGCTACAAAGCCTGTACACGCCATTTTTGACCTTGGATGGAGTGATAGCACAGCCATTTGGTTCTTGCAGTTTATAGGCATGGAGACCAGGCTAATCCGATACATTGAGGACAGCCAAAAGACCATCAGTTATTACTTGGCGACCATGCAGACCTATGGGTATGTGTACGACAAGATTTGGCTTCCGCATGATGCGGAGAATAAAACATTGGCAGCGGCTGGTCGGTCAATTGACGACATCGTAAGAGCCGCAGGGTACAAGACCGAGATCATGCCAAGAGTGCCAATTGTTGACTCAATCAATGCCGCAAGGACAATCTTCCCTAATTGTTACTTTGACAGGGAACACACAGCGGATGGCTTGGCTTGCCTCAGACACTATCGGTATGAGGTTGACCCTGAGACAGGGCAGTTCAGCCGCAACCCGCTACACGACCACTACTCACACGGGGCAGACGCATTTCGTTACATTGCCCTTATGATTAAAGAGCCGCCTAAACGCAAAAAGTCAGCGCAGATTGCAATGGCAAGCGGATGGATGGGATAATTAGGCATCAATAAAGGGCTGAATATGGCTTACCAAGACGAATCAGGAAGTAACAACAAGATTAACGAGGTGATCAAGTTCTGGCGCTTGGTCAACGATGCCGACTCCACTAACCGAGCAGAAGCCTTAAACGACATCAAGTTTGCCGCTGGCGACCAATGGCCTGTCGAGATTCAGAACAGCCGTAACCTTGAATCCCGCCCATGCCTGACAATCAACAAGATTGATGCTTACATTCGTCAAGTGACCAATCAGCAAAGGATGCAACGCCCCCGCATCAAGGTGCATCCTGTGAATAACTTGGCAGACTACAAGATTGCCCAAGTGATCGAGGGCATTACCCGCCACATCGAGGTCAACTCCAACGCAGACACAGCCTATGACACAGCGTTTGATTACGCAGTTCGCATGGGATGGGGCTATTGGCGCATCAACACAAAATATGTGAGCGAGACTTCCTTTGATCAGGAAATCTTTATTGATGCTATTGACAACCCGTTCACAGTCTATTTCGACCCTAACTCTGTTCTTCCTGATGGCTCAGATGCAGAGCGTTGCCTGATTACCACAGTGATGGACAAGAAGATATTTAGAGAATATTACCCTGATGCTGATGATGGGGCTAACTTTCTGCAACGTTCCACTGGTGACGACACAGGCGCATGGATTACCAAAGAGGACATTCGGGTTGCTGAATTCTTCTATATCGAGCGTGAAAGAGCCAAACTTTACTTGCTCAGTGATGGCACATCAGGATTTGCCGACTCAGACAACTTCTTTGCCCGTGTAGAAGCATCGGGACTCACAGTCATTGATGAGCGTGACAGCTTCCGCAAGGCAGTAAAGTGGATGAAATGCACCGCTTTAGAAATCCTTGAGGAAAAGACATGGGCGGGTAAATACATCCCTGTTGTCCCCTGTTATGGCGCACAAGTGATCATTGATGACAAGCGCAAGAAATACGGCTTGGTGAGGTTTGCTAAAGACCCACAGCGGATGTACAACTTCTGGCGCACATCCATGACAGAAAGTGTTGCCCTTGCACCAAAAGCTAAGTGGCTGCTTGCCGAGGGTCAAGATGAGGGTCACGAAAACGAATGGGCAATGGCTAACATCAAGTCAACCCCTGTTTTGCGCTACAAACAGAAGGACATTGAGGGTCAACCCGCACCCGCACCAACCCGCTTACAGCCTGAACCACCCCCAACAGGCATCATGGAGGCGGCTGGCGCTATTTCCGCAGACTTACAGATGGTTTTGGGTGTTCTAGACCCTAACCAACTGCCAAGCGGAAACATCTCAGGCAAGGCTTTACAGGGTCAACAGAACCAAGTTGATCTGTCAAACTTCCACTTCTACGACAATATGACCCGTTCTATTCGTCAGACGGGCAAAATCATCTTGGATTTGATCCCCAAGATTTACGACACCGAGCGAGTGATGCGAATCATTGGCTCAGATGGTCAGCCCGACATGACCACCATCAACCAAGCCAACGCCATCGGTGAAGTGCTGAACGATGTGACTGTGGGTGAATACGATGTGGTGATGGACACAGGGCCAGGCTTCCAGACCAAGCGCCAACAAGCCGTTGAAAGCATGATGCCCTTGCTTACAGGCAACGCAGAACTGTTCAACATTGCGGGTGATTTGGTGTTCAGGAACATGGACTTCCCAGGCGCTGATGTGATCGCAGACCGCCTTGCCGCCATGAACCCATTGGCTCAGATTGATGAGAAATCAGACATCCCACCTGAAATTCAGATGCAATTGGCTCAGTCTAAGCAGATGATTGAGCAGTTACAGCAACAATTGCAAGCAGCGGGTCTTGAGATCAACAATCGGATGCAAGTGGCTCAGATCAAAGAGGAAGGCGCTACCAAGCGCAAACTCATGGATGTCACCGCAAGAGCGCACAACACAGAGACCATCAACGAGGCAAAAGTTAATCAAACCAATGTCAAAGCAGTTACTGAGCAGAATAAATCTGAGATTGATGCGTTGGTCAAAATGCTTATTGCAAGGATGCCTCCCAATCAATTGTTGGCTGAGATTGACCGCTTGAACGCTGAACAACAGCAGTATTTGATTGCTGCAAATTTGGACATCGATCACGAACAAAATCCATTTATGCAACAATAATTGACAGATAATGAATTAGGGTAAATAATTACTCAAACCTTACCAGTGAGGCTCATTGGGAAAATTCTTTGAGGAAACTCAATGTCAGAAGTTCAGGAAGTGCAAGTAGCACAACCAAAGGTAGCCGCTAACGTGGTTACAAGTGAAAATTTAGCTGAATTTAACGCTAAGAGAATGGGTTTAGCTGATTCAACGCCTAGCGAGGCTGCACCTAGTGCAGAGCCGCAAGAGGTCGATAATGGGCAGAGTGAACCAGTTGAAGCGTCAGAGGAAGCGACAACAACAGAGGATCGAAAACGAAATCCTAAGTTGGAAATTCGGTTTGAGAAGATAACCAAGCAACGTGAGGAAGCGAGGGCGGAAGCCCAGCGGGAACGTGAAGCAAGGGAATCTTTAGAAGCCAAGGTCAGGGAACTTGAAAGCAGAAGTCAGCCCCAAAAGGTTGAAGCCGCTGAAGAACCAAGACCAGAGCAGTTCACTGATATGTATGAATATGCGAAAGCATTGACAGACTATAAAGTGGATCAGCGATTGAGTGAGGAAAAGCAAAAGGAAGCACTAGCTAAAGTAGAGGCTCAAAGGCAACAAGTGATTAACACTTGGGCAAAGCGAGTTGAATCTGCCAAAGCTGAGATGCCTGATTTTGAGGCAATGGTTGGGTCAGCCGATGTTGTTGTGAGCAACGAAGTGCGTGACGCAATCTTTGAATCAGATGTTGGCCCTCAAGTGCTATACCACTTGGCTGAGAATCCCGAAATTGCCGAAAAACTGCAAGGCATGACAGTCACATCCGCATTGAGAACTATTGGGAGATTGGAGGCTCAGTTTGCAAAAGCCGAGACTCAGACAAAGCCTGTTGTTGGGAAAAGTAAAGCGCCAGCACCGATTAATCCGATCAGGTCTGCGGCTAATGGGCGTGATGTGAATCTGACTTCCGATGGGAATTTTCATGGTTCGTATCAGGCTTGGAAAGCGGCAAGACTTGCAGGGCGAATCCGCTGACATAAACCCATTCTTTTAAGGAAATAAAATGAGCAATAATCTGCTTACCATCTCCATGATCACCAACGAAGCGTTGATGGTCTTGGAAAACGAGTTGACTTTCTCCTCTGAAGTTGACCGCAACTATGATGATCAATTTGCTGTTTCAGGCGCAAAGATCGGTAACACACTGAACGTTCGTAGACCAGGCCGTTTCATCGGCACAACTGGCCCTGCCTTGAACGTTGAGGACTTTAACGAGACTTCTGTTCCCGTTACCTTGTCCACTCAGTTTCACGTTGACACACAGTTCACCACACAAGACTTGACTTTGAGCCTTGATCAGTTCTCTGATCGTGTGTTGAAGCCCGCTGTCGCAGCCGTAGCCAACAAGATTGACTTTGATGGTCTGACAATGGCTAAGAACGCAACTGCTAACATCGTTGGCACTGCTGGCACTCCTCCCACATCCTTGCTCACCTACTTGACCGCTGGTGCTTACTTGGATGCTGAAGGCGCACCCCGTGATGGTCGTCGTTCATGTATCGTTGAGCCTTTCACAGGCGCAACCATTGTGGACAGCTTGAAGGGTTTGTTTGTTCCATCCGATGTGATTGGCAAGCAATACCAAAAAGGCATGATGGGTCGTGATTCTGCTGGCATGAACTGGAAGATGGATCAGAACGTTGTGAACCAAACATTTGGTTCATACGCTACTGCTACATTGTCTTGCGCTACCACCACTGGCACAGGCTTCTTGTCAACTGGTTGGGCGCAAACCTCTACCATTGCTTTGACAGCCGCTACAGCAACCGCTGGTCTCAAGCAAGGCGATGTGATCCAGATCGCTGGCATTTTCGCAGCCAACCCACAGAATCGTTCAGCTTACGGCTCTGGCAAACTGCGTAATTTTGTCGTGACTGCTGATGTGACTGTTGCCACCTCTGGCACTACCTCTGTGACTGTCAGCCCCGCTGTCATCACTGGTGGTCAGTTCCAAAACGTGGTTGTTGCTTCTACAAGCGCATCTGCTGTTGTGACTCCATTCAACAAAACTGGCACTACTTCACCACAGAACATCGTTATGCACAAAAATGCATTTACGCTTGCTACGGCTGACCTGGAATTGCCAGACGGGGTCGTCTTTGCTGGTCGTGCCTCTGACAAAGAGTTGGGACTTTCCATGCGTGTGATTAGGCAATATACAATCAATAACGATTCCATTCCGACTCGTGTTGATGTGTTGTATGGCTGGGCCCCTCTATACCCCGAACTCGCTTGCCGAGTTGCGGCTTAATTAACTAAGAAAGGAAAATGCATCATGGCTAATCCAGGCGCAGCAACCACAGTCTCCAATCACCCAAGCAACTTGGCAACCAATCAGGCTTTACGCTTGATCGCCTCTGCTCAAAGTGTTAACCTCAACGCAGTTGGCGACACCATTGCCCCAATTTTGGTGTCAGGCCGTGTCAGCGTACAAAGCATTATTGTGACCAACGCATCAGTTGACCTGACTACAGCGCAATTGGCTGTTTACACAGGCGCTGGCGCTACTGGCACAGCAGTTAAGTCTGCCTATGCTTTGACGGGCAACACTACAGCCGCTAAAACTGTTGTGACTGCCGCAACATCTACCGATGCCATTACAGGATCACCCCTGTATATTCGTTGCACGACAGCCCAAGGCGCAGAGGCTACGGCTGATGTGTTTATTTATGGCTATGACCTCTCTTTCTTGCCTTAATCTGGCATGAAATAATTGAAAAGGCTACCCTCAAAAGGGGTGGCTTTTTCTTTTTATAAGCCTATAATTTGTTGAACCTACTGAGGAACATAAATGTCAACTGTCAACGCATTTACCCCTAGAGGGCAGACTTATCTTGTCACAACATCTGATGTTCAAATCAAGACACAAGATAACGCAAATGCTCTTTCTTATCGCATCCGCAATCTGTCAGTAAATACAGCCTATTTTGGTTGGAAACCCGCTGATCCAACGGGTGCGGCTGTTACCATTGGAACTGTTACAACTCCCACAGCGGGAAGCCCATCACAGAACGTGATTGGAATGTTCCCTGAATCGGTTGAAGTGTTTACTTTGCCCCCTAACGTTTGGTTGAAATCGGACACTGCCAACGCTTTTGAAGTGATTGCGGGTGAAGGCTTATGATTAGGGGTTTTGGTATCAGAGCGTATCGCTTTATGTGTACGCTTGGCAGTGCCAAGGTAAATGGCGTTCTCTTGCTAGAAGATGGATTCGACCTTTTGCAAGAAGATAACGGCAAACTTGTTTTGGAGTAGTCTAAATGGCTGTTAATCTCTCTCCCGTAGGTGGCGTTGCCGCACAGTTCTTTGACAACGATGGCAATGTTCTGTCGGGTGGCAAGATTTACACTTATGCCGCAGGTACTAACACACCTGCCGCAACTTACACAACAACAGCAGGTTCAATTGCTCACTCCAATCCAATCATTTTTGATTCAGCGGGTCGTGTCCCAAGCGGTGAAATTTGGCTAACTGATGGCATTAATTACAAGTTTGTGCTGAACAATTCAAGCAATGTTTTGATTGGCACTTACGACAATATCAGTGGCATCAATTCAAACTTTATTTCGTTTACCAATAGCCAACAGATCATTACGGCTACGGCTAACCAGACAGTGTTTAATCTGTCTATCAGCTATCAGCCTGGCACTAACAGTCTCTCCGTGTTTGTTGATGGTGTGAATCAGTACGGGCCAAGCGCACAGTACGCTTACACCGAGACTGACAGCGATACAGTGACATTTGTGAATGGCCTCCATGTTGGTGCTTTGGTCAAGTTCACTACGACTCAACAGCAAGGCGCTGGCGCTGTCAATGCTTCTCAAGTCACATACAACCCCGCTGGCACTGGTGCTGTGGCAACCAATGTTCAAACCAAGTTGCGCGAGACTGTTAGCGTTAAAGATTTTGGCGCAGTTGGTGATGGCGTTACCGATGACACTACCGCCATTCAAAATGCTTTAAACACTTTAAAACGTGTTTATTTCCCCTCTGGCACATACCTGATCAACAAACCACTTGAAGCTGAGTGGGTTGATATGATTGGTGCGGGTATTGGTAGCAGTCTTACGCCAGCCACAGGCAAAACAATTATTAAAAAGACCACCCACACGCTTGGCTCTGCCATTGTGCGAGATGGAATTTCGTTTGCCGCTGACAGCATATTGAGCATCATCAACCCTAATGGAAGTTGGTCACAAGGTTGCTCTATTCAAGGTATTGAGTTTCAAGGTATTGCTAACGGAGACAGAAACACTTACTGTTTGTATGCGCCAAGAATTGCAAGAACAAATATTTCAATGGTGGATTTTTCGTTTGCAACAAAAGGGTTTTTTGGTGCATCGTGTTGGGAGCAAGTTTGGACTCAAGTTCAAGCGTCAAATTGTGACACTGGAATTTTTCACGATACTGCTGGTCAGCCAGATGGCACAAATTGGACTTTTACAAACGTCAGTACAAACAATTGCACTGCTGGATTTGACATTAAAGGTTTAAATTACTCTACGTTTAACAGTTGCTATTCTGAAAATAGTGACACTATTGCGTGGAGCTTTCAAACAGCCAAAAACATTGTTTTAAATGGTGGTGGCGGTGAACTTCCAACTGGGCAATTGTTGGCGCTAAACACCGCTGACCTTGTAATTAACGGGTGGCAAACTGGCCCGTTAGTTGGTGCTTCTGGCGTTTCTGCACTAAGCATTAATGATTCAAATTTAATCATTATTGGCTCAATCTTGCAAAACTTTAGCGCTGTGAATGGTGCTAAAAATATGACAATTACAGGCTCTGGTTCACCAAGCACTGTAAAAATCATTAACTCAACTATCCCTACTTCTGGTTCTGCCACTACAGTAGATGGTTTTTCAACTTTGTTGAATGATTCAATTGCGAATCGAGCCGAAGTGCGTGGAAGAACCGATGTTCAATTTGCATACACTGCAAATTATGTTAATTCTTCAACTCCCGTTTTTTCAAGCACTGGTGTGTTTACCGCAGTCGGAACACCAACATTTACTGTCAGTCAAGTTAACAAAACGATGTTCTTTACTGTTTACATGACTTGCACAGTGAGTGGTGCGGGAACTGGCTCAATTATTCTTGATGTGCCAATGCCAACTGGAGCGTCAACTATTGCAACCAATGGTGCATTTGGTTCGGCTTTTGCTGGCGGTGGCGCTGCACAAGTTTATCGTTCTAGCAGCACTCAAATTCGTGCGGATTTAACTGCGACTGCTGGCGCAACTTCCGTAGTATTTAATGGTCAAATCAACCTTACCTAATAGGAAATAAAATGGCTGATAAGAAAATCTCCGCACTAACCGCAGCAACCACACCCCTTGCAGGTACGGAAGTATTGCCGATTGTCCAAGGTGGCTCAACGGTTAAGGTTGCTGTGTCTGATCTAACTGCTGGTCGATCTGTAGCAATGCAAGATTTAACTATTGCGTCTACATCTGGAAGCGCTTTGCTTTCAGTAACTAGAACTGGAATTTCTGGTTTAGTAGTCGCAGCAGATGGTAGCGGTCCTTTGATTTCCCCTACTACAGTTGATGCAATTCAGATATACAACGCAGCGCAATCAGTACAGCAGTTTTTGTTTAGTACAAGCAATGGTAATTTGACCGCCCAAACTGGTAACTTTGTAGTTGGCACATCTGGCAAAGGCATTGACTTTTCTGCCACACCAGGCACAGGCACAAGCGAGTTGTTGGATGACTATGAAATAGGCACTTGGACTCCTGCTGATAACAGTGGTGCTGGATTGACGTTTACTGGAGTGACAGCAACATACACCAAAGTTGGTCGCATAGTTTCTGCTCAAATGTATTTGACATACCCTTCAACCGCAAGCACAGCTTCTGCAAGCATTACAGGTTTGCCTTACACATCAGCTAGTGGTAGTGGATGGTCTGCTGGCTCTGTTTTTACAGATGCAGTGTCAGGTAAGTTTGCGGTTGTATCTCAAAGTTCAACAAATATTTCGTTTTTTAACACTGCCGATAACAGCGCAGCAACAAATGTCCTGTTTACGGGTCGGTTTGTAATTTTAAATTTCACATATTTTGTGTAAGGTTGCCAAATGTCTCTTACAAAAGCAACGTACTCAATGATCTCAGGTTCTCCAGCCAATGTGCTGGATTACGGAGCATCACCATCCGCATCTGCATCTGCAAACGTAGCAGCAATTCAAGCCGCTTTAGACGCAAACGTTTGCGTTGTCATTCCCGCTGGTGAATACAACATCAACAATACTATTTTGCTAAATACTGGCAACCGCTTGTATTTTGAAGGGTCAAAATTAGTGGCAACGCAAATCATTGACCCAACTGGAAATGAATGTCTGTTAAAAGTGGTCGATGCTTCCGATGTTGAAATACATGGCGCAAATTTGGACTGCGGAAATTTTGCAGCAAACAGCGGAATTATTATTCGTGAAAATACGTCAATGGTTCGTGTTTTCAATACTTGTGTAGAAAAAGCAGCATGGGATGCAGTTCGAGGTGGTGGCAGAGCAATCATCATTGAGGCCAACACAGGCGAAACAGGCCGAATCATTGTTGATGGTTTAGTCGGGCAAGATGTTGACACATTGATTGGTGTTTACGGCAGTCTTGGATATAGAAAAAATGCCATCGTAATTAACAATTTAATTGGCGTATCTGTCAACAAACTGATTGCTTTATTTGGCGACAGTCCAACTGACGGAGAATATCAGCAGAGCATTATCACTAATGTTGTGGGATACAACGTAGCGCAACCCATTCGGTTTAGCCCTGGCGCAAGCGCAATTATTGACAATGTATATGTTTTTAACAATGCTGCTTATGGTGCAACTGATGGTGCGGTAATTCGTGGTTCAGCCAATAATGTGCGATGCACAAACATCGTAATGGAAGGCAATACGTCTGCTGTTTACGATGTAACACCATGGCTTGATGATGGGACTTTGCCAGCCGATACAAGTAACACTGAGAAGTGTCATTTTGAAGTTACTGTCAAAGGCACTACACAGTTCAGCGCAATTGTTTCTTTCTATGCCCGTGCTGGCAACTTGTCAAACACCACATTTGACATAAAAACTGGCGTTGTTACAGCTAACACAGTTGTTGACAACAATGTTGCACTTAATTCAAATAATTTTATTGAGTTTTACAGCACAGATCAAAACGCAAGAATTACTGGGTATTCAAATAGTATTGGTGGAATTCTAATTTCTGCATACGCCAGTAATAACTTTTACGCAAACGCTTCTTTTCCTGCGTTTACCTTTACGCCAACAATTATTGGCACAAGCACTGCGGGGGTTGGAACATACTCCATCCAGCAAGGTAATTACACAAAGATTGGAAACCGAGTGTTTTTCAATTGTTACGTTGCATGGTCTGCTCATACTGGCACAGGCAATATGCAAATGTCAGGATTTCCTTTTGTGTCAAACGCGACTGCAAACACGCAAAGTGCGTTGTCAATTTCTTTTGTTGACAACATAGCGCTGACTGCTGGAAACATTCCTTTTGCGTATTTTGAGGTAAACAGCCAGCGAGTTGTGTTTAGTCAAACACCAACTGGTGGCGGTGCTGCTGTTGCAATTCCTCTTGATACCGCAGGCGGAATAATGGTGTCTGGTTCTTATTTGGCAATTGCTTAACCCGTACCAGTTCGGACAACTGGAAACCTTAATGTGTAGCGGGATAGCTACTCTGGAAACAAGGAAATTATCATGTTAGAAAAAATTGAAGTTGTCGATCTGATTGAAGTTGTCGAAAACGGCTCAATCCAAGTTCGTACCAAGACCGCTATCAAAGAAGATGGTGTAGAAATCAGTAGCAAGTTTCACCGCCATGTTGTCGTGCCTGGCGCTGACGTAAGCGCTGAAGATGCCAAAGTGCAAGCAATTGCCGCATCTATTCACACACCTGAAGTGATTGCCGCTTATGTGGCTGCTCAAGAAGCCGCTAAACTGCCTGAATAAGGATTTGACATGACTCAGCCAATTGACATTATCACCAGAGCCATGAAGGACATTGGCGCTATTGCCGCTGGTGAAGTGCCAACGGCTGATGAGGCGCAAGATGCTCTGGATATGCTGAACGATATGTGCGCCCAATGGTCAAATGAGAACATGATGGTGTTCTATCGTTCGGAAATCATCTTTCAGACGACACAAAATCAAGTTCAATACACCATAGGCCCAAGCGGTCAGATGGGTGCAACCTTTACAGGCTCAATTTCAGGAACAACTTTGACAATCCCCGCCAATGGAGTAACTGCGGGTGGTGTCAATATTGGAATGACTTTGAGTGGCACAGGCATAACGCCAGGCACTCGCATTGTGGCGTTCCTAACGGGCGCTGGAGGCAATGTGAATGAGGGTGGCACATACACTGTCAGCCCTAGCCAAACAACGGCAAGCACAACGATTACAGCCTACTATGAGCGACCCTTGACGATTGAATCAGGCTTTGTTCGTGTGGCTACGATGCAAGGCGGCTCAAACATTGCGGGTGGTTACTTAGACTATCCTTTGACGATTTTCAGCCTTGAAGAATACGAATCGATTGGTATTAAGCAATTGAACGG